GAGGATGACGCCCTCGCCCTCGGCGTAGCGGACGGTGACGCTGTCGCCCACGTTGTAGATGACGGTCTCCGGCGCCGCGGCGGCAGAGATGACATAGTAGGCGTCGCCGGTGTTCAGGCGCAGGTAATACAGGGTGTTGCCGTCCACCACGGCGGAGCGAATATCTTCAATAACGCCGGTGATCTCGCCCTGCCCCGTGACGGGCAGCTGGGCATCATCGTCGGAGACAAGGCCCTTCTCCGCCAGAATGCGGCGGTAATTGGCCTCGCACTCCGCCACGGTATCGCCGGTGGCCACGATCTGGTACTGGCTGACGTTGACCATGGCGTACATCTTCACCAGCTGGGCCGCGTCCTTCAGGGCCATGAAGTACGTGGGGGTAGACATGGCCGCCCTTTTCTTTGGCCTGGGAGTGGGCCTTCTCCTCTGCAACAGCACGATCAGCCATCTGCGCCGCAGGCTGCGCGCCCTCCGGCTGAATGGCGATCAGGGGAAGAAGACCGAGACCATGAAAAAGGTGGTCTGGATATGCCTGGGAAACGGGTTTGCGTGGATATGGTGCAGCTATGTCCTCGCCTACCTGGGACGGGAGCAGATCGCGGAAACGCTGTCGTCGGTGGCCGTGAAGGAGATCATCGGCGTGGTGCTGGCATACGCCATCAAATCCGTCCTGGAAAACCTGAGCAAGAACAATCACTGGCCGGATAAGCCGGACCCCATCGCCCCGGCGGCGGAGGAGGAAACGGCGGACCAGCCAAGCAACGACCTGTAAGGAGGGCAAAAACGGAATGACTGAAAACCAGTTACGCCAGAAGGTCGTCAAGATCGCGGTGAGCTATCTCGGCTGCAAGGAAGCGGACGGGAGCCACCGGAAGATCATCGACCTGTACAACAGCCACAAGCCCCTTGCCAGAGGCTACGCCGTGAAGTATACGGACGCATGGTGCAGTACCTTTGCTTCCGCCGTCGCCATCGCCGCCGGGCTGACCGACATCATCCCGACGGAGTGCGGGTGTGAGAAGCACATCACCCTGTTCAAGAAGCTGGGCGCGTGGGTGGAGAACGACGCCTATGTGCCGAAGCCCGGCGACTACATCTTCTACGACTGGCAGGACGGCACGAACTACGCCACGACGGACAACACCGGCGCGGCGGACCACGTGGGCATCGTGACCGAGGTAAACGGCAGCACCATCACCGTGATCGAGGGCAACATGAGCGACGCCGTGGGGTATCGCCATATCGCCGTCAATGGCCGGTATATCCGGGGCTACGGCGTGCCGAAGTACGCCAGCAAGGCCACAGGGGCCGACGCCGGGACGACCGGCGGAGAGAGCGGCGGGACCAGCGATGCCGGAGCGGGCACATGCAAGGTGGGCGACATCGTGAACTTCACCGGCGGGAAGCACTACACCAACGCAAACGCGGCCAACGGCACGGCCTGTAAGCCGGGCAAGGCCAAGGTCACGCAGGTGTACCAGCCGGGCAAGGCGAAGCATCCGTATCACCTCGTCGCCGTGAGCGGCGGCGGAAGCACCGTTTACGGCTGGGTGGACGCGGCGGACATCGGCGGCTCTGCCTCCGGCGGGACGCGCACGCACACCGTCGTTCGCGGGGATACGCTGTGGGCGCTGGCAAGTACCTATCTCGGAAGCGGGAGCCGCTACAAGGAGATCATGCGCCTGAACGGCCTGACTTCCGAGATCATCCATGTTGGGCAGGTGTTGAAGATGCCTGCCAAATAAGAGAGGAAGACGTTTATGGAACTGACGCTCAATATTTCGGCCATCGTCGCCATCATCGGCGCGCTGACCGTACTGACCAACATCATCGTGGAGGTCCTGAAACGGGCCACGTGGGAGAAGATGCCCACGAACCTGCTGGCGATCATCGTCGCCATGGTGCTGACGCCGGTGGCCTTCTTCGGGTATATGGCCTTCATGGGCTACGCCGTCATGTGGTATTACGTTGCCGCCGCCGTTGTGGTGGGCTTCGCGGTGGCCTACGCTGCCATGTTCGGCTTCGACAAGCTGAAAGAAGCGCTCGGTCAGATCAAGAAAAATAACGAATAAGTGAGAAATCCCCCGGCGGAGGTCCAGAGAACGGACATCTGCCGGGGGATTTTTGTTTAGGCGCGCCTGCTCAGGTACAGCACGTGCGAGATATAATATTCCAGAGTGAAATCGCTGTCCGCTGCGACGTTCTGCTCCATGGCTTCACGCATCGCGGCGGCGGTGCTGCCGTCGAAGTCGTCCATGGTGAACAGGTCCACAATGCCGGGGCACACGATCTGCTCCTGGCACACCTCCTTGAAGCGGAAGGCAAGCTCCGTGCGCTCCTGCTCCCCTCGCATCAGCCCGGCAATCAGGCAGGCCCGGAGGGTACGGCGGAAGTCTTCGGAGTTGCACAGCTCACGCATGGGGTAGCCCGCGAGAAAGTCAAGGCGGTGGAATGGAACATCATAGCTTGCTAAGATGGTGTGGGTCTGGCCGGAGGGGTGAACATAGCCCCACCGGCTGTCATAGTCACGGTATGCGGCGACGGCTCCGGGGTAGTCCGGCTCCTTCAAAGCCAGCGTGGCCCGGCGGATAGCCTCGGACAGGTTGACGCCGTGGGCCGCGATCAGCGCGGAACCGGAGGCGGTCAACTCCAACAGTCTGCGGCTGGGGCTGATACGGAAGCCGTCGGCCAGAAGCCGGGCGGCCTGCTGCTCCTTGGTGCCGCCGACCGAAAGGCCGCGCTTGCGCAGAAGCTCCTTCATGGCGTCCTTCGTGTAGAGCACGGAAAGCGTCTGACCTGCGTCCGCGTTCTGCACGAAGCCACGTCGGACCAGAACGCGCCGGACCTCTGCCTTACTGCCGAAGTCTGAGGCGTCCAGCACATCCGGCGTGAATGGGCGTGAGCGCTGTGGGTCCATGAAGCGGATGGTGTAGAAAACCGCCCTGGGGTCGCGGTGCTCGCCTGCCGCGATCTCTGAAAAGGCCGGAAGCACGGCGGGATACAGCAGATCGGCGGTGTGTGGGACGCTGCCGGAGCTGTTGACACGCGCCGGGGGCTTACGAAATGAGAATAGGCCCATGTTCTCCCCTCCACATTTTTTATATTTTTGCGCATTTATGGGATATTACCATAAGAATATCAGAGAATATGGTAAAGTCAAATAAAATATGGGAATATCACATAGCGAGGAGAGGCGAACACTTGAAGATCATCAATCTGGACGGACGGCGAAATGTATCTGGCGAGCGGGTCCGGCAAATGAGAACGAAGAAGCGTATGACACAGGCGGACTTGGCGGCGAAGGTGCAGACCACGGGCGTTATCCTGGAACAGGACGCCATAAGCCGCATCGAAAGTGGGAGCCGCATGGTGCAGGACTACGAGCTGCGCGCCCTGGCGGAGGTACTGGGCGTCACCTCGGACTGGTTGATGGACGAGGAAGAAAAATAATTATGCCGTAGGCTTAAAGCCTACGGCATTTCTTTTTGCGGCGCTCTGAGCGCTTGACATTCTGCGCTTTTATGGGTTATTATCCCCGAAAAAAGAAGGGAGTGCCCACAATGAGCAGCGAAAAAGGACGGAGATTTTCCCATCTGCGGTGGAAGGACCGGCTGAAAATTGAAAGAATGTTGAAGGAAGGCCACAAGGTAAAGGAGATCGCGGCGGCGCTGCACGTGGACAGTACCACCATCTACCGGGAGATCAAGCGCGGAAAGACGGTCCAGCGCACGACGGAGCTGATCGACCGGGAAATCTACTGCCCGGACGTGGCGGAGAACAAGTACCGGGCCAACCTCGCGGCCAAGGGTCCGGCGCTGAAACTGGGCAACGACTACAAGCTGGCGGCATACATCGAGCAGAAGATCGTGGAGGAACGGTATTCGCCGGAGGCGGTCCTGTTGAAGATCAAGGAGGAACGGCTGACCTTCTCCGTGACGCTCTCCAAGTGGACGCTGTATTCCTACATCACCAAGGGCGGGTTCCTGGGCGTGCAGAACCCGAACCTGCCGCGCAAGGGGAAGAAGAAAAACAAGGGGTATCGGAAGGTCCGGGCCGCGCACCTTCCACAGGGCGACAGCATCGAAGACCGCCCGGAGGAGATCGCGGAACGAGCGATGCCCGGAGACTGGGAGATGGACACGGTGGTATCCTGCAAGAAGGACGCGGCCCGGCTCCTGGTGCTGACGGAGCGGATGTTCCGCCAGGAGATCATCATAAAAATGCCGGACGGCACTACTCAGAGCGTCGTCCGGTCGCTGGACAGGCTGGAAAGGAAGCTGGGGTCGCGGATGTTCCGCCGGATATTCCGCACGATCACCGTGGACAATGGCAGCGAGTTCGCAGACTGCGAGGGCATGGAGCGGTCCTGCCTGACGAAGCGGGCGCGGACGCACATATACTATTGCCATCCGTACAGCGCCTTCGAGCGAGGCAGCAACGAGAACGCGAACAGCCTTATTCGGCGGTGGCTCCCGAAAGGGACGAAGCTCTCCGAGGTATCGCAGGCGGAGATCAAGCAAATCCAAATCTGGATGAACAACTACCCGCGAATGGTTTTAGGCGGGCGCTGTGCGAACACGGCGCTGGCCGAGTGGATGGCGGCGGAGGGCGTGCTGCTCCCGCTCGTTCATATTTAAGAGAAAAACGCACGCATAACACACGAAAATAGCACGGAAATAACACGATAAAGCATAGGCTACCGGCGGGACTTTGGCGGGTGGCCTTTTCGCGCTGCCCAAAATGTACAAAATAACGCAGAATAGTTTGTTGAAAA